CCCTGTCCTCGGCAAGTATTTTGACGCAAAATCCACGGCTACCAAGGCCGCTGTTCAGGCCAAGAAGTCCAAGTCCAGCATGGGCACTGCTATCCAAATCGAGATGGCGCTGGATCAGGCAAAGCGCTTTGAAGACGAGTTGCAACTCCTGTTTATGCAGTCCGGTAAGGTAGATGTCTGGAACAAAATCAAGTCCAGAGCCGCAGCGTTAGATGTTGAGTCTGCTCATGATGCACGCAGAGAAAAAGAAGCTGCGGCCAAGCGCAAACAAGAGATGGACGAGGTTGTTGAGTTGGCCTTGCTGGCGGTTGTCTTCTTCAGCTTGGTCGGGGTGATCTTGTATTTCACCATTGGAATCCTTGGTCAGCAAAGATGAGCGACGAGCGTTTAAACCTAGTTGACAAGGTGCTGGCCTATGTGTCCAGCCCGTTCCGTTTGTTTGCAATGGTGCTGATGGCTGTCCTCACGTTTGCAGGCTACTTCGTATATACAAACCAAGAGCTGTTGATAGGGGCGTACAAGGAGTCCAGAAAGATTCCATCAATTGCCGAAGACCGCGTTGAAGATGCAGCCGCCCACTTGTTTAAACAGTCCGGCGCTCTGATTGTGGCGGTGTTTAAAGTGAACTCAATGTTTGGTACGCGCATCCTGTATAGAGCCTATGGCAAAAACGGCAGGGACAAAACAAACGATGGGCTTGACGTAGGGCTGTTTACCCAGAACGCTGCTAACAACAGTGATGTAGTGAAGCTGATGGCAAACGAGATTCCATGCGGAGAATACAAGTCAGCACAAAGTGAAATGGGGCTTTGGTATATTGCAAGGGGGGTGGCCTTTACATGCCGCATTTCAGTGCCGCCTGAGCCTGGCCGGTTTGTAGGACAGATCACAGTCGGATGGGCGGCAGAGCCAGCAGACATGGACAGCACCCGTGCCATGCTACAGATTGCAGCAACAATGCTTTCAAGGAGTAAACAGTAATGGATTGGCTTAAACAAATTGCGCCCACAATTGCCACGGCAATGGGTGGCCCACTAGCAGGCATGGCTGTGTCTGCCATCTCTAAGGCCATCGGCGTAGACCCTGACAAGGTGGGCGACCTGATCTCCAACAACAAGCTGTCAGCAGAGCAAATTGCTCAAGTCAAGATTGCAGAGATTGAGCTGCAAAAGCAAGCGCAAGAGCTTGGCCTAAACTTTGAAAAGCTGTCTGTAGAAGATCGCAAGTCTGCGCGTGACATGCAAGCAGCGACAAGATCAATTGTGCCGCCTGCGCTGGCTGCAATCGTCAGTCTTGGCTTTTTTGGTATCCTTAGCATGATGCTGTTTGGCAAGGTCGATAGCGGCAACCCAGCGATTTTGATGATGCTGGGGTCACTTGGCACTGCTTGGACGGGCATCATTGCTTACTATTTCGGCTCATCTGCTGGCTCACAAGCTAAGACAGATTTGCTTTCTAAAGCCCCTGCAATTAAATGAAGGAGATGATATGAAACTAGAAGGACTGTACGCAAACATTCACGCGAAACGTGAGCGCATCAAAGCTGGCTCTGGCGAAACAATGAGGAAGCCTGGCACAGAGGGCGCACCTACTGCCAAAGCATTTAAAGAGTCTGCTAAGACTGCAAAGCCAGAGAAGAAGAAATGAGTGCGGCTTGGCAACGCAAGGAAGGTAAGAACCCTGAAGGCGGTTTAAACGCCAAGGGACGCGCCTCAGCAAAGGCAGAAGGCATGAACCTCAAGCCTCCGGTGAAAAGCGGCGACAACCCTCGCAGAGCATCCTTTTTAGCCCGTATGGGCGCAATGCCTGGCCCTATGGAAAAAAACGGAGAACCCACCCGTTTAGCTTTATCGCTAAAGGCATGGGGTGCTTCTTCCAAGGAAGATGCTAGACAAACAGCAAAGGCGATATCTGCAAGGAATAAGAAATGACTCCGCACTTTACGCTGGCAGAGCTGACGGCCACTAGCCACAGGCAGTTTGACAACACGCCGAACGAAACGGAACTAGCCAACTTGCAAAAGCTGGCTGAGTTTCTTGAAGTGGTCAAGCAAACGCTAGACGGCAAGCCAATCATGATTAACAGCGCTTTTCGGTCAAAGCAAGTTAACGACTCTGTTGGCAGCAAGGACACCAGCCAGCACCGGACGGGTTGCGCTGCTGACTTTAAAGTGCCAGGCATGACTCCTGACGCTGTGGTCAGGGCAATCATGGCGGCTGGCCTGCCCTATGACCAGATCATCCGTGAGTTTGACGCATGGACACACATCAGCATCAGCGACAAGCCACGCAGACAAGCGCTGGTGATTGACAAGTTAGGCACTCGGGCTTTTGCGTAACAGCTCGCGGTAGGCAGCAATAGCGTCCTTCAGGTCGCACTGAAGCTGTTCAATCCGGTCATTCTGCTGAATCATTTTTTCGTTTGCTTGCTGCGCGAACTCCGCTAGGCTTTCTTGCGACCACGTTCTGAAGTTTGACATGTTCTTCCGTTGTGAATTTGTGTCCATTGCCGCATTGTCGGCGGCGTAGTGTAAAACCTTCCTTGGCTCTTGTGTCTTCCACAGTGCTCCACGCCTTGCAAATTGGGCAATTCAAGCGTTTTTCTCCTTTAACTTGTCAGCAATAGCATCGGCAATTTTTCGCCAGTGTTCACCCTCTAAAGCAAACGCTATTTTGTAAACTTCATCATCCGTCAGCCCTACCCATTCGCTCTTTGGTGGGAATTCATACAGCGCCTTTGCGCTTTCTTCTGTCTCAGCGCAATCAGTCCAGCCGAACGGCTCTGCTTTGAAATAACCAAAAGGCTCCTGCACTGGCTGTGCCAAGGCTTCTTTGATGGCGTCTCTGGCTGCTAAAACTTTTGCAGCGCAAGCCTCATCATATTCAATGTCTTCATAAGAAGCGTACATAAGCGCTTCTAGCGCCAACTTAAGTGCTTCGTCTTTGGTCATGCTTGTCCCCTTGCTCGGATGGCTCTGCCAATTGCACCGTCTTGCAACGAGTCCATGCTGTCGCCAATCACTGCACACGCTTCACGCTCATCAGCACGGGCTGCTGCTGCGACAAGGGCGGCAAATCGTTCAAGGTCTTGAGGTGTTTGCAGTGCCCACTCAGAAAACCCAGCCTCACGCGCCATGCGGAGGATGTCTTCTTGTGTCATATCAGCAAGCTCCATATCCAAAGGCCGGTAAAGAACAGCAGCAGAACAACCACCATCAGCGCCACCAGCACAAAGCCAACGACAACGCTGCCCACTGTTTGCCACACTTCCGACACTGGCTCAATGTCGGCAGGAACAGCAGGGTAAGGCTTGACCTTGCGAACAGGGCAGTCTTGTCCTTGGTGGCAAGGCCCATCACAGCAATTCATGCTGCCTCCGTATAGGCTTTAAGGCGCTTGATTCGGTTGCGGTTGTAGACCACCAGCGCCTGCGCGTATTCAACGCCAGTTTCAGCCCTGAGCAAAGCAAACTCTGCCTCTTTAAGCTCCATCGCAACAGCTTGGGCAGGGGTAAGCATTTTAAAAACTTCAAGCAATTTGGGCAATTTCATAGTGTCCATTCCCTTTCTTGGCGATTGGAATTTGACTTCACAGTCTTGCCGGTCAGACGGATCAGGCCAAGTTTCTGCATTTCGTTCAAGCGCCTAGCGATCTGGTTAGGGTCAAGCCGTGAGTAAAACGAGATGCCATCCTTGCCCAACGGCCCAATCGTAGAAAGCGCTTCCAAGATTTGAGCGTAGTGAGAGCTGACATCTGTAATGGATGCTGCCGCCTCATGTGATGTTGCTGGGTCACTATTACGCACCCGTGAAAATTCCGGTAATGGGAAAATCTTTTTGAAAACGTCTTTGTAGTCCATGATGTGCCTTGTAAAAGAAGGGGACTTACGCGCCAGGCAACTGCGGGAAGCACAGCGCTGCCCCAAAAACATTAAAAAGGTATAGAGGAATCCATGTCATCAAACCCACTATCAACCCTTTTAGGACGGGCAACAGGCGGCGCAGAAAAAGAAGCTGGCGCATCTGTCTTTTGCTCAAAGCACTGAAACCATCCGTCAAACGGGGTGGGAACGCTGTCCAGCTTAATTTTCATCTTGCCATTCTCAGCCCAAACAGTGCCGTGCGTAGTCCAGTAAGTCTTTTTTTGCCCTTGCATTTCGTATTCACGGGCGGCATATTTAATGTCGTATTTCATAATTTTTCAAGTTCCTTAATTTTGCTTTCCATCTCGCCAAGAAATTTAACCACTTCAGTTTCCAGCCCTGCCACATAGACAGGATCGTAGACCTCGCGCACAACAAACATTTGCAGTCGTTCTGGTAATCGCGGATCGTAGCTAAGAAAATCGCACCAGTGCCGTCCCGTGCAGGCCATCTGCCACTGGACTTGTGGTCGGTGCTTTGTCGGCATCTTTTTGGCAAGCAAAATATCCAAGTGGTTGGCAGTGTTCAAACACTTG